GAGATTATTCCTCGTCTTTCTTTGTAGGTGCTGGCTTAGGTGCTGGTGGTGCAACCTGTCCGATCTTGATCAGAAAGGCCTCGTTCTCTTTATCCCAATCGGACATTGTTATCCCCAACTTGTTAAAATGGACACGGACATCTCACAGCTGAGCAGATCGCCTGATGCAGCGTTGAGAATACTAGGTGCGCTGATTGCGCTTACATTATAGACCAGAGCAGATGCTGCGAGCTTTGCAAACACGCCACAAACAGTATCTTCGATCCCGTTAAGGTTGCCCTCATTGTCAAACAATGGGACTGTCATAATAATCTTAAAGTTAGCCATAGGGCTGATAGTTATATGCTGATTATTGCTAGGCACAATATATTCAGAATCTGGAGATACGATCACTGAGTTAGCCAAGACTGTTGCCGGAGGAAAGGCAAAGACTTGATATTTATTATTATCTACTAGCGCAGTGGCTAAGGTAGTGCGCAGTGTCGTAATTGCTACTGGAGGCATGGGCTACCCGATCATACTGGTAGGCGCAAGCGCGTGGGCAATCATGCCCCTGATCTTCGCCAGTAATTGTGCTGACATCCGATAAGGGGATGGCTGGAAATCGATAGCATTTGAGCCAGATAAAGTGGCTGTCTTTGCTTGCCAGATTTCAACAGCGATCATTAAAGCTGCTAATTGAACTGCATCGTCAGTAGTCCAGTCTGTGTAATTTGTTGCTGTTACTGTGCCATAAGGCTGGACAGGATGCTTAGGCTTTACCGCTGCATGGTTGGTAGCCATAGTGATTGAGTATTCACCAACTGCTGTCAAAACTTTAGAGCCGTTAAATGATGAACCACATCCTGCAATAGTTACTGTCTGCCCTACATAAAATACATCTTCTAACTTGTTATTAAAGTATAAAGTGCCAGACCCTACAACAGAGCTGTGTGAAACAACGATCTCTGAGTTAGTCCAGAGCATAGGTAGCAGGACATCATCTGCTGCATCACAGACTTCCTGCAAGGTGGCATCAGCGTACAGCGTACCGACTCCGAGGGTTGATCGGAGTTCTGCGACTGTAGTTAGTGCCATGATTTCCTTTCTAAAGACCCTAGGGAGTCAGAGGGCTACTGACCCCCTAGAGCGACTTAGTTCAAGCTGATTAGGCTTGGAAGTTGTAGCGGTAAACTCCGCCACCATCTTTAGCAACGTAAATTGCTAGGTATCCGTAAAGGTTGATTTCAACCTCACCAGATGTAAGGACGTTTACGCGAAGCTGGGTTGTTGGTGATTCCCATGTGTAAACAGATGAAGGTGCAACAAGGAACATTGAGTTATCGCCTGTACCTGTTGTGATGTTGTGATCAACAATGAGGTTCGTACCAAGTACGTCACCGACAACTGAAGTTGGGCGAGCTGAACCTGATGTGTTCATTGGTGATGCTGCATTGTAAAGTGCGCGACCTGTGGTGTCAGCGTAAGACATAATCTGACCCCATTGTGAAGGTGATGCTACAAGTGCAGATGCGTAATCTCCGCCTGTGTTGCCGTAAATCTTTGCAGCGTTTACAGAGATGAATGATTGAAGAGCTGATGATGATAATGCGCGACCATCATCTTGCTTTCCGTTTGCTGTCAAAGCAGCGATGAGGGCTGTATCTGTTGCCTTCTCGTATGCCTTGCGAAGTTCTGCCATTACAAGTTCCATGAACGCAGGAGAAGAACGATCAATGAGCTCAAAACTTACACGCTGCAATCCAGAAAACTTGTTAATAGTTACTGTGTCATAAGCAGATGTCATGCCTGTTTCTGATGGTGCTACACCCTCATCTGTGTCTGCAACTGTTGGTGCAGTATTTGGTGAAGATGCTGCATTGGTGTACATGCGAGGGACTGTGAATGAAAGTCCAGAATCAACCAATGCTCCGCGAGTCGCAGCATTAAATGCTGGACGGCCTGTAAAGGTGTCAGTGATGAATGTGTTTAGGTGTGGTGCAAGTGTAAGACCTGTGTTTGTTGATGTTGAGTCATCTGCTGCGCGAACTACGCGGCGAGCCTCATCATCACCAAGTGCTGCCTTGATGTTTGCTTCTAGGTACTGTGCTGATGTGATTGGTGCAATGCGCTCACGCACGAATGTAGTTGCTGTCACAACAGTTGGACGAGCAGCTTCAACCGCTGCTGCCTCTACTGGTGCTGCAACTGTCTCTGGAGTATTCTCCACAGCTGTCTCGCTTTCTGTTGGTTGGATTTTTTCTACTGCTTCTGGATTTTCCTCAGCAGCAACATCGATAACCTGAGCAGACTTAAATGCTGGCTCTGTTACCAATGAAACTTCTAGCAACTTGGCAGCGGATACAAACATCACGTTGCCTTTCTGCTTTGACTTAATTACTTCTACACCTACAGAAAGACCGGATTGAAGTCCTTCTTCTGCCAGGATAAGAGCTTCAGATCCACGATTGGATCGGGAAATCTTGAATGATGCATAAATGCCATCTTCTAATTCTGAGAATGATGTGGCCTTGCCTAAAGGCTGTCTCATGTCGTGCTGGTTCAGCAACTTAACAGTGCTTGGATTCTCTGGGATTTCAATAGCACCTTTCTCAAAGACAACCTTGCCAGCTGAAGTGTTGCCCACTTCGCCTGTTCCTGCTGGCACGATCTTGCCTGAGATTAAACGTTCCTCAACATTGGCAATAAGCCCTGCTGTGAAAGTGATTATCTGATTTTCCATTATTCCAGTCCTTCGCTTCCATTAGGTGTCAAGTCTTCCATCTCCATTGCTTGCTCAACTGTGATCAAGCCAAGAGATAACATCTTTTCAATTACTAGCAAACGCTCCATTGGCTCTGTTGCCAAGAATGAAGAATCAACATCAAAGCGGACTGCATTACCGCGAGCAGTAATGTCATCCATTGAAAGACGATCCTCTATCGCGCATACGTAAGGCGCAAGGCTTAGAGAAAAAAATTGCTTGCGCTCATCCAAGACGTTGGCGTATGTCATGCTCTGATTTGCTTCTGCGCTAAGCATGTAAGCAGGGATATTGCAAAGACGGCTAATTTCAGTAGCGAGGAATTGCTGCGCTTCATCGTACATCATGTCCTTAGGTGAGAATGATGTCGGCTGGTATTCAAGAGTAGAAGTTAGATATGCAGTGCTGCGATTATTGCGTGCGTTCTTCCATGCTGCAAGTAGTCCTGCAACTTCTTTAGGATCTAAGTCTGCTCCGTTATTGCGTAGCACTCCGCTAGGCATTGGTGTGGATGCTGCTAAGACTGCTGCTTTGCGAAGATCGATCGCAGCTCTAATAGTTTCAGATCCGCGTTCTAGGATACCTTCATCAAATGCTTGGAAAGTAACAAGAGATCCAATACCGGACATTGGTACTGCAACAGCTTCGATATAATACTGAGTTACTTCCATGCCATAAAGATCAGTGGTAAAAGTAACTTTGACATTTGGAATCCACTTAAAGCGAGATGGACGTCCATCTTCTGCATATACTTCTGTAACCTGCCAATAAGCAACGCCATACATAAGCAACGAATCAACAGTCCACGCCATAGTTACTGAGCGAGGTTGATTGATTGCTGGTTGATCTACCCAGATTGGGTTTCCTAATTCTTCACCTGTGGACTTACGATATAGATTTAATGGCAGTCCACCGATAACTCCTGAAAGTAAGTTACGGCACTTGGCTACTGAAGGCACTGACATTGCCTCATTGCGTTGAACGCGAGGTAGTACGTAATTGTAAAGCGAGTTTAAGTTCTCGCCCATAATAGTAGGGGCGTATTGCGCTGTAAGCGATGAACGCACATCTTTAGGTGTAGCTTCAGTTTTGCGAAATAGACCCATAGACAGAAACTATAGCATTTGTCAAGACATTACACAATATGCTAGGGCGTGTCTAAGTATAAATTTGAGGTACAGATTGAGGCTTCATTAGAGTGGACACAATCATGGCCAGTGAAATTGGTGCGCTAACGTCTCCTGCGGATTTCCTGCGGATGATACGCCAGCCATGATCTGATTCTTTAGCTGCGCAGTTATTCATCTGCTCTATGAAGATTTCCTGCCCCGAATGAACGACCCTATGATTTACCAGGCTGTCTAGGTAGTCCGAACATGCTTGATAAAACTTCTGACCTGAAATATCTTGGACTTTAACTCCGGCATTGGCTAGGCGTTCGCTTATTGTAGCCGTTGTGTATTTGTCGTGAAGCACTAGCTTAGGCCGGTAGATATCGCACCATGCTTTAATAGAAGCTGCGATCTTAAGGTCATCCACTGCTGTATCGCTGTAGTAGGTCTCCAAGATGCCTATTCCTATGCGGCCATCTGGAAGGATCTGGCCAGCGCAAAGGCTTGCGTTTCTCTTAGACGGACTGACATCAAAGCCAAAGACTGTATAAGGCCCAGCAGACATAGTTAGATCACTATCGCTAGTCTCTTCAAGGATTCCCATAGGCCAAGGGCTACTTAAAGCATCGATCCACGAGCAAAGTGTCTCGGTACGAATGGATTCAACACTGCTGATAGCAATTGTCTCGCGAATGGCATCCTCTGTGACAGTATAGTTAAGGGAAGGGTTGGCCATGGCTATCGCATCCCAGAACTCATCAGAATTAAGATCGATCTTGCAATACTGTGGCGCAGAATATTCCCAATAACCTAACTGCTTTGGCGGATACTCCTGCGCCCTGTTTCTCATATCGTTCAGGACTTTGCTGAAATTATCGCCGGCATTGGACGTGTATAAACTCTGGGAATTGGGACGTGCTCTAGTTACCGGACTTGCAGCGATAAAAGCCTGTTCATCAATCTCTCGCAGCTCATCGATCCATAGAAAGTCTGCTGTTCTACCGCGAGCACCATCTCTGGTGGCCGCCACTACATCGAGTCTGCATCCACCAAACTCAGGCAGTAACTCTATGGACTCAGTGCCGTTGGCATAGCGGATCGCCTTCACCTGGCACATAAGAAAGTCGTGCCTTTCAATCATTGAGGCAATCTCTCGGAATGAAGTCAAAGCCATGCCTCTGTTTGAGGACATCATAAGGATGTTCTTCTCGCGGAAAATAAACAGCCCAGCAAGCACACGCATACGCGCTAAATGAGTCTTACCGGCCTGTCTTGCTACCAAGCATAGATTTGACTTACGCACAAAGTTCCCTTTGCTGTCAATTTTCAGCATGTCCTCCAAGACGTGATGCTGCCATGGGAGGAGGGGCATGCCGATTTGCTCTGCGAGCTTTGCTACTTCATCAACTCTGGATTTGCCCTTAATTGGAGCGTTGGATAGGCGTGGTTTTGTCTGCCCCAGTCGCTTGCGTTTCTTAGCTGCCATGTTCTCAGTCTAACTCGGATCGGGTCGGTTAATGAACGGACTGTCCTGGACCGGTTTGGCGCGTGTCGGGGAGATAAGAGCAGG